CGCTGGTAAGTTTACGGGAATTGTGATTCTGCCGGACTAACTCAGAAACCTTGTCATTTTCGTTCACGAGTAAAAATCCTCCTTTTACTTGCGGCTTGAAGGAGGATGTGGTATAATCTTCCTGCAAGCCTGATTGGCGTCTTCAATTAGGTTTGCTGCCTCGCTGGGTGTTCCTACCACCCGGCGGGGCATTTTCATAATTAATTATTAGTTATTTGGATGACTCTGAGAAAAAAGAAAGTCTAAATCCATACCTGGGAAAAAGGTGTCGCGCACTTTCTTAGCCTCGTCAATGCTAAATGTATAACGGCCTGAAATCTTATCGCGCGCACTTCTATCTGTTTTCCCAATTACTCGGCTAATGTCAGATACAGAAAGTCCTCTTCGTGCCATTTCCGCTCTTAAATTGCAAAGCATTCTCTCATTCCTTTCCCCGTATTCGGTAGTTTATAATCAAATACTACCACCAATTACGGGGAATGTCAAGAATAAAATTAACCGAATACGGAGAATTAATTCTTGACCTCTAATAGCTGGTGTGTTATGATTGTCCCATAAAGGCGGTGAATAACATGTGGCTTGATGTGTTAAAGGGAATGAAGCAAAAAAGCGGAATGACCACTATACAAATAGCTGCGGGGGCAGGGGTTCCAAGACCAACATTGGAGAAAATATTTTCGGGAGAAACAAAAGACCCTAGGCTTCCTACTATGCAAAAAGTAGTCCATTTTTTGGGATACACCTTAGAGGACCTCTATAAGGATCAAAAAGAAAATCCCCCAGCTTCACCCGAAGATGAAGAGGGGGAATTGACTGTTGATGAAGTTGTATCGGCCTTTGTTTCTGCCGGGATTGTTCCAGAGGGAAAGGACCTAAGTGATGCAGACCTCCGATTCTTGCTTGCGATTCTGGATGCTATTGATCGGTGGTTTGCAGACTGACACCAAAAGTCGCAAGGTACGGCGAGGCAAATTTTGCTTGTTTAGCACCAGAGTAAGCTTTTCAAAATTCGGAAGCCTTTTGCGATTCGGCGTCATGTTGCGCCCTCCTTTAATTGTTTTTCCGGGCGGAATGCCCTATTTTATATTTGGGGGATTGGAAAATGAAAAAAGGTTTCATTGCCGGTGTTTTGACAGCACTGCTTGTTCTGGCGATGGTAGGCAGCGCTGGGGCTACCAATGGCAAAGTTCAAAAGGAAATCGAATACCGGGATATCAAGGTTTCTCTGGACGGAGAAGTTCTTGATCTGCGAGATGCAAAGGGGAATGCCGTGGAGCCGTTCATGTTCGGCGGCACCAACTATATCCCCGCCCGCGCTCTGGCGGAGTCTCTTGGCCTTGAAGTAGCATGGGAAGAGGCCAACAGCACCGTTGTCCTCACGCATCCAGAATCATCAAAGCCCACATATATCACTCGCACAGGTTCAAAATTTCACAACGATTCAAGTTGTAATGGTGGAACTTATTGGGAAGTCCCATATTCTACTGCCATTGGAATGGGATTGACCCCCTGCGAAAAATGCGTCCATTGAGGTGAGATATGGCAAAGAAGAAAAGCAGCTTGAAAATCCCCGGCCTATCTTTTAGCTGGAAACGTGCAACAGGCATTACAGCGGCAAAACGTAAAATCGCAAAGGCCACAGGAATACCTACAACCAAATCCGGCAGGCGAAACAAAATTGGGAAAATCTTTGGCATAAAATAAAAGATGGCCCCGTCGCCTATGCGACAGGTGACGGGGCCTTATAGCAGACCCACAACTTTACAGACCGATCTGCTATGGGTCTATCTTAGCAGATTGAAAGGTGCTGCGTCTATAATCAAGCCTTGTTGTTTCAACACCAAAGTTTGTAATGCGGCTACCCAAACCTTGTAATTTTAAAACCAAACCTTAGAATCTGCTTATTGGAGGCCCCAAATGGAGGTATTAATTAAAGATTTATGTAAGGAGAAAAAAGACTCTTTAAACTTAACAAACCAAAACATAGCAGATAGAGCAAATTTATCTGCGTCTACTGTTAACAACTATTTTTCAGAATCATCCAAGGCCCCGTCTGTCTATACAGTTGGTCCGATCTGCGCGGCTCTCGGTGTATCGCTTGACAGTTACTTCGGGATCAAGTCCAAAAAAGAATCGGATAGGGATGAGGATAACCTAGAGCTTCGCTTGAAGTATGAACAGGAAAAATATTCTCTTCTGCGGAAAGGGATCATACATAGAAACAGGGTCATTACTGCTTTGTTTGTCTTGTGCGCAGTGCTACTTTGCTATGCAATAATTATTGACTTTTTGAATCCAGCCATCGGTCTTATTAGACGATAATTTTGAACCACATGCGTCGTGTGGATAAATTATAGAACATTAGTTCCATTAAAGCAATAGCCACACCTCCCAATTAAATTCTATCTATTTTGTTAAGCCTGTAGAATTTGTCTGGCGAAAACAAAAGAGACGTTTATTGGACTTTTAGTGTGGTATTATATAGCATCTTTGGTGCAGGGCGAGGTATTAGCCCATCAGGACAAGTCTTACCCCACTTGAAAATCTCACACAAGGCGGTTATACTGGAAACAGAAAAGAGGCGCTACCGGCAGACGGTTAGCCCCTCGCTGTGTTACAAGAAGTAACTGCCAGGTTGGGAGCCGGGGCGGTTACTTCCCAAAAAAGTATAAGGCGGCGCTACCGGCAGACGGTCAGCCCCTTATGCTTGAGCTACAAGAAGTAACCGCGCAGTTGGGGAACTGGGGCGGTTACTTCTTTTTTTGCCTGAAAGAACAGGACAATAATGCCGATGATCACAAGGCAGAACTGAAACAGCTCTGAACATGTAAGCATAAGCATCACCCCCTCTTTCGGAGGGGGCAAGAAGTCCCCTCCGGGATGGAGGGGCCAACCGCCTACCGTTGCAGGTAGCGCCGAATTGAGGATAGCATATTGTGGCGGGAAATGCAAGGGGAAGCCCAGCCTAGCACTCGATGTTAAGCAGAGGGTGGGAAAGCTATATTGTTCGCTGTCAGGGGGAAAGGGGCAGGAGTTATGACTCGCGCAGCTTTATATATCCGCGTAAGCACCGAGGAGCAAGCAAAGCATGGTCTGTCTATGGACGAGCAAGAATCCAATCTAAGAGATTACGCGAAAGCGCACGGCATGAAAGTTGTAGATTGCTATTTAGACGCGGGGAAGAGTGCTCGTAAAAGATATACAAAACGTCCAGAATTTATGCGCTTATTGGCGGATATTGAGTCCGATAAAATTGATATGGTATTGTTCATAAAACTGGACCGGTGGTTCCGTAATATTTCAGATTATTATGAGGTTCAGCGCGTCCTTGATGCCCATAACGTTACCTGGAGAGCCACACAAGAGGACTACGAAACAGTCACGGCCTCCGGTCGGTTTAAGGTAAATATTATGCTCAGTGTCGCCCAGGACGAGGCGGACAGAACCAGCGAACGGATTAAATTTGTTTTTGAGGGTAAAAAAGAGAGAAATGAGCCCATAACGGGGAAGGTCCCAAGGGGGTACAAATTGGATGGGAAGTCAGTGGTCATTGACCCGGTCACCGGGCCTATGGTCCGCGCTGCGTTTGATATGTACCTGGAAACAGGATCGATCTCAAAAGTAATTAAAGCATATCCACAGCTTGAGTTGACTTACTTTTCGGCGCGGTATATGTTTTCAAATCCCGCGTACATGGGGCAATTCGCCGGAATATCAATACCCGCCATCATATCCCAAGATGAATATAAAAAAGCGGACTCTCTCCGTGGACGCATTGTCCGTAAGACGACACAAAACCGGGTGTACCTCTTTTCCGGGCTTTTAATCTGTCCCGAGTGCGGTAATCGCTTGGGAGGATTTTCGGCATCCCGAGTGTATAAAGAAACTCATTACTACGGGTGCAGTTCGCACAGGAAAATGACCGGATGCCCAAATAATAAAAGTTATAATGAGGAAAAAATTGAGGAGTACATGCTGGACCGCATAGAAGCAAAAGTACAGACATCAATTATTAGCCGCAATGAGCAGAGAGCTGTATCACACAAGTCCCAGAGAGACGCGATCCAAAGAAAATTGTCCAAGCTGTCGGAGCTCTATATATCTGATTTAATCTCCCTCCAGGATTACAAAAAGCAATTTAGGGCGCTTAATGATGAGCTGGCAGCAATCCCGGAAGATATCCCGGATATTGACATTGAGGCATTAAAATCCCGATTTTGGGGCGACTGGAGACAGTTGTATGATGACTTGCCACGGGACGGTAAGCAATCTTTTTGGCGTAAAACAGTCAAAAAAATCTATTTATCTAGCGATTCAGTGGCCGATTTTGATTTAATCTAAGCCGTTATATAATATGATTAAACCGTCAGGTTTTATCATATTATATAACGCATAAAATGAGCCCCAGAAACTGGGGCTCATTTGCTACACTGCGTCTATTTTCCGCATAACGCTATTGTACACTCTTGTGTTGACTACTTTGAGCGTGTCCATTAACTCATCCATGATATCCCACACCGCCGCAGGGTCTTTGCCCTCCACGGCCCGCAAAAAGTCGCTGTCGCCGTACCGGATTACACGAGTGGGGGCTTCCAGGTCCGCTGGTGTTGCAGAGTAGGCCCGCTCATAGCCTTGATCTGCATGCCGGGTCATTTGGTCCCGGATTGTGTAGAGGCTTGCCAGCTTTGCGTAGTTACTATAGCTGGAGTCTTTATACTCCAGTTCGGCGATTGCTACGCCGATTTCTTTGGCGTCCAACATATGGCCGCCTCCTTTTTAGGTGGACTCTAGCTGGTTGATACAACGGCGGATTGCATCTCGCTCTTTGTCATTACTGGCGTTACGCTCCATCTCTTCCAGCTGCGTCATCATGTGCTCTTTTGCCCCATCTCGGCTATAACGGCCCATGCTGTCGCGGCGGCGCTCGCTATAGTCTCCGCCGTCTCTGCTATAGTGGCCTCTTACATAATGCTTGCCACGGCTTGCGTAGCTGCTTCCGCGCCCATAATTGCCACGGCCCTCCATCTCCCAGTCTCCGGCCTGGCTATAGCCACCATCCTCATCCATGATAATGATTTTATCAATGTTTTTAATGGTGTCTGTGAGTTTATGGATAGTTTCGAGGTCGCCTGCGGACATTTCCTGCTTTTTTGCGATTTCGTCCAGCTCGTCGCAGAGCATTTCGCGTAGGTCCTCTAAGGCTCTCATGCTCATAATATCTCTCCTCTCCATTAGCATACACGCTCGGCAATCAGATTGCTGTTTGCAACATTGATCGCCTGAGTGCTGGTATTTTCGACTGCTACCGTCACACAGCATCCACGCGGCACCTCGATAAAGACTGCCGTGAACACGTTGAAATAGTCTTCCACCGCAGCGGGCGTTACAATTGCAGTTGCGCTGGCAAGCGGCTCACCGCTCACAGACAAAGCAATGGAGATCGGAGACACGGCCCCGCCGGTGGGGATTGCAATGTTTCCGCCAAAGCTCACTTTGTACCGTGCCCGGCACTGGTTAGTCTGGCCCCGCAGGGTCACAATGCCAGCTCCTTCACGATGGACGATACAGCTTCCCCCAGATACGGAAGTTTCGGTAAGGGGCACATTCTGCCCAGCGGCTACAGTCACAGGGCCAATATTCGTATACTCAGCCATAAAATCAATCCTTTCTAAATGCCTCGATTTCGAGGCGGTTAAAATAAGCGGCGAGGCCATTGCCCCGCCGCTATGTTCAAAATCGGCACGGGGCCGAACAATTTCGTGATGTCACGAAATAGATGCAGTTATGCAGTTTAGCAGCCGCAGGGATTGCAGCAGCTTCCATAAACACCTGTATAGGGGTTTGCCACCTGATAAGCCGGGACGGGCAGAGGTGCGGTGCGGCGAAGAATCTCCGCAGTATTCGCATCCATAGCCGCCTGGAGTACCGCGTTCTGGTTCGCCTGAGACGCAGCCAGCCGGAGACTCTGATTTTCGGCCTGGAGAGTAGAAATCTTATCCTGGCACAGATAATCGAGGATGGCCCTGGAATTGGCATTGGCATTGTCAATAATGTCCCTGGTGTTGTTGTTCATGGTGTTCTGGAGGGCGCATGTATTGGTTGCCATGTTGTAATTCACGCCGTCAATCGCCCGCTGGGTCTCGCAGCAGCAGTTCTGAGCCTGCATAGCCATATTGTTGAGCTGCTGCATCAGGGCCGACTGCTGATTGCACCGGGACAGTTCCGCATTGGAGAAGCCGGTATTGATGGCGTTGTTGAGGGAATAGGTGCTGTCACAAATACCCTGGGTGATGCCGTCCAGCTTGGTTACAACGGAGGAGTGGTCAAATCCGCGCTGGACCTCAGAACCGACGCCGCCGTTCATGCCGCCACCATCTCCTCCCCAGCCGTTGTTGCCCCAGCCGCAGAAAACAAACAAAAACAGGATAATAATCCACCACGCACCATCTCCGCCAAAGCCGCCGAAGCCGTTTCCGCCCATATTGGTGGGTGCAACAGGCATAGTCATCACAGTACCATCAGAACTCAAAGACATATGTAGTCTCCTTTCGCATTTACAAAATAATTTTAAGGTTGCTATATTAAATCGTGGCCACGATTATAGCCTTATTTGGGCATAAGCTGCTGAAATTGTCTCGCCATATTCTGCAATTGGTTGAGCTGACTCTGATTCATTTTTCCGGATTGCAGCAGTTTTTCCACCTCTGCTTTCGGGTCCCCCTGGAAATTCGCCCGGAATTGCTGAAACTGCTGCATCATCTGTGCAAAATTACCCATTGGTCCAGACATAGAGGGCATATTGCCTCCGAGCATAGAAAAGAGCGGATTAGGCATTATCTGTATCCTCCTTCGCAGATTTTCTCGCGGGCTTGGCAGTATCTTTGATTGTCAGAGCGTCTAAACGAGCCGCCAGGGCCTCAACCTCCGCTTTTGTAGCAAACTCTACATTGGGGGGCATATTGGCCGGAGTCGCAATTTTAGGTGTAGCTGTGCGCTCGGTATAGTCGAAGATCCTCAGCGGTTGTGGCATGCCGGACGCATCGGTGCTCTTGATATAAAACGTGCTGGACTCGCTGTCCATCAACATCACGCTATTGCCCGCCGCAACCAAAAATCCTTTTGCGCCTTCTTCACCCTGGCACCAGATAATCCCGTTGGATGTGGGCTGATTTTGCTGCGGCTGCTGCATCTGGGGCGGCTGTACTACGGGCTGCGCGATTGGCTGGAACTGATTCTGCCGCAGTTGCGCAAGCTGATCCGGCATAGGTGGTTGATAATACCCAGGCTGATAGCCGCCAAAATAGGGTTGAGCAAATGCCATTTAAGATTCATCCTTTCTTTCGCACCAGTAATATAACGGGACTCCACCACCAGAATCCCATGTATCGATCCAGTTCCCGCCACTGACACATACCACATGGCCTGACAGAGCTAAAATATATGTACCATCCGGATGTTCCTCTGCAAAATCAGACACGTTGTAACAGTCTGGGCAAGTATCCGGCACAATACGGCGTACAAAGCCTTTAGACCTGAGATAGGCACCCCATACAGAATTTGCTGAGGGAAGATCGCCCATCAAAAACCCCTGGAGAGCTAATCCAATGTAAGTTTCCTCCCAGCTTTGGTCCAGTGCTGTAGAAATTGCTCTGACTGTGCAGTCCCCTACATTTTTTCCGTCTGGGTTTGCATTGTATTTGATATATCTTCCCATTCTCCATTTTTCTCCGCAGTTGAGATTTGAGCATTTGCTTTTATTTTTATGCTCTCATTTGCGCACAAAAAGGATTCGAGTCCATCAAAATCTCCGCAAATATAATACCGGTAATAGATATCTCTGGCATTTGGCTCGGAGAATCCGCAGTTGATAAGCCGTGTTATCATCTCGTTTCCCATAAGGATCACCTCTGCCTTTACTATACAAAAAAATCGCCTCCACTGGGTGGCAATCCAGTGAAGGCGTGTGCGTGTTTTGTGAAATTATGTGTAATTTAGCCTTTGGGCAGTCGATTCTACCTTATCAATGATGCGCGGAAGCCGCCTTGATATTGTGGAGCGCTCACACCCGTATTCCGCTGCGATATCAATTTGAGGTATTTGCTCTATCAAATACCTTTGCGCTATCCCGGTGTCTATTTTACCGAGATTTGCCTGATAAATTGCCTGTTCAATCTCCGACCGCAATAAATTTTTCAGGGTTTCGGGCATGTTAACGTGCGCTCCCACATTTACACTCCCTCTTCAAAGATATCAAATTAAATGCCAGGTCAGGGATTATCTTATACTTTGTGTTCCAGGGAGCCGATCCGCCGCTCGTGGTCGTCCAGCCGATCATCCTGCTCATCATTGTGGTCCCACAAGCGTTTGTGGATCTCTCGGTTGTGCTCGGTCTGCTTATCCATATCGGTACGCAGCCCCTTGACTTGGATTGTCAGCTCAGTAATGGACCTCGTGAGTGATACAATCGGCTTAATAATTGCCGCCCCAAGGCCCACAAGGGCGATAATCACTGTTACTGTGGTCCACTCCATCGCTTAGCCCTCCTTACCTCCGGTGAGCTGCTTATAGACTTGATTGACGCCGGTTGCCGCGAGACCGGAGACGATGCCCACGGCCACGGCGGTGATGTAATCCTGCGCCGGGTAGTCCGGCATGATGCGCATCGCCAGCGCACCCAGCACACCGCCCACCGCACCGCAGATGACCGGGAGCCATTTGTTGTCCAGCGCCGTAGCCTTGGCAGCCTGGGCCACCAGCAGACAGATGACAGTGATCGCGGGCAGTGCCGCAATGCCAAGCTCAGTGATATCCATAATAAGTACCTCCGTCAAATCAAGTTTAATCTATCTAAAACCACGGCCAATTCCTGCCGGGTGACCGGGTCTGTGGGCCGTGTGCCGTCCAGGACGCCCTTGTCCTTCGCCTTCTGCCACGCCTCAGCGGCCCGATCGGCGGCCGGG